TGTCTGTCTTAAAAGTAAGCTGATAAAAAAGATGGCCATCGAGTTTGACCAAAAAACCACTACAGTCTTCTGGGGCCTTAAGCGTTGAAAAGAGATAATCTATGCCGTCGGTTGAGACTTCAGTTATATCAGCGCCTGTTGTATACATGATGACGGGACCCGCTTCCTCGCTTATCCCGACCCATACAATATAGTTGCCTTGATATGCGATAGAACTTGGGTTGATACACCCATAGTCTATGCTAATGGAGTTGTTGCGTGTCCATGGGAACAATGCGCCACCTGTAAACGTCCATTGCTCGGCGACTGTGTTCCCCATCACAAAGGTCATGTTTCCACGTCCTGGCATTGGTACTACGGCTTGAACAGTATCTGGTTTTGTTGTTAGTTGTCCAATGTATGGTGGCAATGTTGGCCATATAAGGCCATTGCTTGGAAGTGACAACCTCCATTCTGGAGTTCCTAATGATGCTACAATAAAATAGGTGTTTTGAAATGACAAGAAACCTGGTTTAAAATCTAAGGGTATTAATGTTTGTGTTGGCGTCAATTGTGTGGCACTTTGCGCTATGCTAAATATTGCAGTTTTCTGGTCATAAATATAAATATGTAGGCCATCAGAGAAAGCCACTTGTCCGGCCGTGTTCTCGGCAATAAAGACCTCTCCTGTTGTAGTAGTTAGGTTTCCAACAAATTGAGGAACAAGTGCTTCATTAAAGTAGACGACTTCTGCACCAACAACCGCATAAAGCCTGTTAAATACTGTGGAGGTATGGTCGCCCCTGCCTTCACCGGATGATGCTATTTGCTGGATGAACATGAACCCTGCATAGTCAACCAAAAAGCCATCACTAATCATCATATTGAATGTTTGTGATTGGTTTATTTTGGGATATCTGCCATAGGTGTTGCTTCCCACTATGTCGATTGGGATCTCAAACAATCCTTGTGAGTTCATAGGCGCTAGAGGACTAGCGCGTGTCCCTTCGTCTGCCATTTAACCGTCCTTGGTTAATTCAACTACTTAATTAAACAATCCACCTAAACCCATGCGCCATAAGCCCCAATAGGCTAAAAAAACCTGTTCCCATCAAGCCTAACATCCATTTCTGAGTAGACTCAATGCGCTCAAGTGTTTTTTCAATCTCTATGTCTTTCTGCTTAATCAATTCTATGTCCAGTTGTTCTCTGGTATATAACTCACTACTACCGTTCATTTTATTGCCTTTTTCCTGCTTCTAAAATTGGCATTCCGGCTTCTGTTGGAATGTATATTACCTTGTCATTGGTATGTTGCAATGAATCAATCCACAAGTATCTTAAATACCCTTCATTGCCCTTGAGGCTTTCACCAATTATTTTGTTGGCCAGAGCCACACCTTTTGCGCGTTCTACTTCTGCGGCAGCGAGCATAATAGCAGCATCTTTTTTGGCTTCTGCTTCCCGTACTACAATTTTCCGGTTCCACTCGGCACGCTTTAATTCAGCTTCGCCTTTTAGTGCAGATGACCATAAATTGTACTTTGCATAACATCCGCCAATACAAAAACAAAACAATACTATTGCTATTACAAGCGCCAAAAACCCAATTATCATGTGTTTTAAATCATCGTCCATTTAAGACCCTTATATGTTGTTGAATTTCAACGAATCATATCATAACTTCTAAAAAGGCCACCATCCCTGGGACAAGTTCACAAACTGCCAATCGAAGGTCGCGTTGGTTGTAAAGAAAGACCTCTTTGTGATTGACACGTCTGCGGGACTTACAGACTTCAATTTTTTAACAATCTGCTTGAGCTTTTCAGCGCATGTATCTGGGAATGTCTGGCCGTACTCACAGCATATGTACTGTGCGAGAGCAAACCGTAAATATTCTATGTAAAACAAATCATAAGTTAGCGATATGTCCTGAAACTCTGTAACATCAGACAGCGCAAACTTGCCCCAAATGTTTACTAGATAGTTTTGGTTAGGAACAAAGTATAAAAACAAGTTCGCCCCACCTAAGCATCGTTCATATCGATAACTAAATGGCAATGCCTGAAGATTGTCGACACGAGGTGTGCTGAAATATTCTTTTCGTGTTAACGAGTTCATTGAGAACCGTACGTCCCCAATATTAAAAGTCGTTGTGTCGGCTTCTGCCAAATTAGGAATAAAATACTCTTCTTGTCCCTGGACTGTCGTAATCTGAAAATTCTGGTAATAGGGTATGAGTTGTAAGTCTGAGAACTTTACATCCAAGAGCGCATTTAAGAGATACAGACCATCATCCATCTGTGAGCCTGAAATGGTCTGTAAATCACGTGCGAGCACTTGCGAAAGGAAATATGCCCTAGTTATAAGTTGCCCTGCTAAATAGGCCATATTTCCTCCCCTCAGCTTACACGAACCAGGTATAACCAGCAACGCTAATTGCTACAGCGTCACTACCGCTTGATACTTTGTAGTTGATTACAGGGGATGAAACAGTTGAAATCACTACAGATTGTGCAAGCAAATTGCTAAGCGTGGTTGTGTGCGCGGTGCCTGTGACAACAGGTGCTGTAATGATTACCTGATCGCCTATGCCATTTCCTGACTGCATCCTCAATGTATCTGCGGCTGCATTTCCTGAGTAGTTTGTGAAAATGGAAACAGGTGTATTATTAACATTAGGCACAAGTGTAATCAGGTTTACGTTGGCATAAGTTGTAGATGCACCAGCGGTCACCGCAGTTGCCTGGAAGGCATCATAGGTAAATGATCGTAAAGTGGAGTTTCCTGCTGTCCAATAACCTTTGAGGAAATGCACACTTGCATCACTTGGTGCATAACCAATAAGCAAGAATGCACTATAGCCAAATGGCATTAGAGGCGCTGTAAGGGATGTTGAAATCACGGCACCTGTTGGATTAAATGTGACAGGATCCCACACAAGATAAACCGCATACATTGTACTAGCAGCAAATGTTCCCTGGTCAAGGCCATTCAAACCATTAACGGCTGCATTGATTACAATAGTGCTGCTTGTGCTAAGCTGAAAAGTACCAGTTGAATCCAAGCAGCTACCAGGAGCAATGTCCAACAATGTGTTAGGGGTCGTAGCATCATTGCTAATACCAAAGCCATTGATGTAATAGGGTTGGTATTGGCCATATTGTACGTAGGTTTGTGTATCGTAAGTTTCTGACATTGTAATATCCTTATTCAAATTGTCCTTATGGCTTACCACATATCCGCTATATGGCAAGTCGTTCAGTCATTTTCCTTCGTTTTGGTGGTGCTCCATATGATGTTTTCTACATAACCACCTAACTTGTAGGGGCTTATAATAATCATCATGATGTGCCTCTATCTTCTTTTCCGTACCACAAACTTCACATGGCTCCTTTATCAATATTCCCTCAGATATGTTTTTCCATGTCAGTTTACGAACAGCATCTTTATATTTTTGTTCGGGAGTTTTAATTCTGGCTTTTCGCATGGCATATTTACATGACCAGCAATAGCTTTCATTTTTAAACTTCTCTCCCTTTTCCATTTTGCATTTACTGCAATAGATGCTTCTTCCCATGCCTTTCGGATTTTCTGGCCTCCTTCCTAATTCAAGGCTCTTAGCCTGCCATCTTGCACGCTTACATTCATTACAATAACTATCTTTAATATTCTCTTTCTTATTGCCACAATTTGCGCAATCAGGCTTTGCTCTTTTTTTCCACATTTCGCGATTACATGCTAAGCAATAACCACTCTTGGGATTTTCCTTAACCTTCTTACATGTGTAGCAATAAATGCTTCTATTCACTTGTGCCCCTTGTATTATATTAAACACTCATTATATAATACAAGTGGCTTTTAAGCCAGTATTAGACTCATAAGGGAAAAATCATTCTCATCGAATCTTCCGCTATAAGACTGCTACCCCATGTACAGTCCCTAACATACGATCTGTTGTCCTTACCAAATTGAACACCCCAATAATGTCTAAGGGACGCACCAGACTCTTTGTCTTTAAAGTAGACTGTTTCGAAAGGTGATTGGTTAGGCAAACGAGGCATTGCCAAGTAGAAACTGTTACCAGCGTCCATCCATCCTGCTTGGTGAGAAGGAACCGGAGTTATAGTCATTCCCGCTTGGATAACGTTGTTGATGTTTTGGTTTTGATTTTGCGCGGATACTAAACCAATGCTGTTATTGATAGTCTGAATATTTATAACAATAGTTCCTGCAACTGAGTTTGCATTAGCTATCGCCCTAAATTGCACAGGCAGACGGGTTGGTTGATGACCAATAAATGTCAAGAACCTCATATTAGGTTTGCCAGAAACGCCATCATTAAACTGGAACAAATCGCCAGCCAGTACAGCATTGGCGGCCGTTGAACCTGTCGGTTCAGTGACGGTTATTTGGGTTACGTTAACACCTGTAGGGTCGTTGGTTGAAACTACTGTCAGTACGTTGTTCGGTGCAGCAGCATTAGCTACAAAACCTGATATATGAATAGGCAGAAGGTTTGAAACACCCCACTTAACATCAAGACCGGCGTAAGAACCAAGCTCCCAAGCCTTAGAGATTTCGTTGTTTCGGTCTGGTGCGAATTGGTTCAATCCTGTTCCAACTATTGCAGGAACTAAGTCAATTGGTATAACTCCGCGCTTCATGTGCGTAGATGCGCCAAATGCGGTAAAATTTGCCCAGGATTGCGCTAATTGCTGATAGGAATTTATGGGCGTGACTCCATCCCCATAGAACCTGAATGGTCCACTGTTGATTTGCGCTGTTCCAAATTCAGGACTATTCGGGTTATTTCCTACAACACCTGAAATGATGTTTTTCAGGATGTCTGACTCAATCCCGGCGCCAATTTCCTTGGCCGCTGCAATCCCAAACCTGTCCATGTATTGCTCAACATTGAAAATAAACTGCTCATCTGTATAAGCAGCAGACACGTTTTTCGCTTGTGAGCAAATTAGGGATTGCAGTCGTTGCACTGAAGGTTGTTCAGTGATGACTAGGCCATCGTATGATATATACCGTGGGGTACAATCGAATGTGATAACATCGCCCAAGTTACCAGGGCGTTCGTTGAATTCTTCTAGTGATTTGTTGGCATTGGAGATTCCCCAATACTCGTTATCAAGCCAGGCTAGCTCTGATTTAATATAGAGCTGTACGTTTTGTAAAATATTGACTGGTGTATTAGCCATTGCAATTCCTCTCCATGTGAATTTACTTCACAAAGAGTGAACCGCATGGCTATGCCTATTTGAATTTCTTGACTAATAAACGCCTCAAGTCTTCCTGTGACATGTCATGCTGGCTCATCTCCTTGTTGCCAGATGTTGTCGAGGACTTAATTTGTGACATCGGATCTCGAGCACGAACCTCTTCATCTTTCGCTGTTTGGTTCGTCTTTATGGAATCACTTAAACTTTTCAATGCTTTCTGTGCTTGATATGGCTGGTTGTGCGCCATGTTTAACAACGACTCCATCTTGGAGGGGTTGTCTAGCACTTCTTTCATTATGTCCCCTGTGTTCTCCATTTGGTTTGCCATAGCAATAAAGGAGTGCATCCTAGGATCATTATAGTTTAAATTGTTAAGTTCCTGCTCTAAGCCAGGGTGTTGTTGTTCAGCAGCCTGCATCTTTTGAACAAATGTATTTACCATTTGGTCTTGTTGCAGCTTCTGTACATGCTGTTGTAAGGCAAGAGGTGCGCGCTCAGAAATCATGCGCTCAATATCAGCCTGGGACATTTGCGCCATCCCACCTAGTTGCTGTGGTGCTGGTGCTTGTTGTTCAGGCGCTTGTGGCGCTTGTTGCTGTAGTTCCATTAAAGCCTCTCTCTTCCCTCGTTCATATGCTTTTGCCTTTTCGCGATCCACGACCTTTTTTACAACGTCACTTGGAAACGATTTTTTCGGCTGTTCACCTTCAGGCTTAGCATCTGCAACAGGCTCTACATCCTGGATTACATCCTCTAAATCTTCTGTCATAAATCCTCTTTATCGACTTTTATAAGCGGTGTCACCGTGAAATCATCGTTACGTAACGTGTAAAGAATCGGCCAGGTTCGCGTGTGGCGACGTGAGTTACTAACTTTATTATACGCAATACTTTGTTTTACTACAAGTTGATGATGATTGGCAGGAATTGCACCTACTATACCCAACGTATTTACTAATGTCCCTACCCAGGATTAAGTATGGCCTTATGCAAAGCCTTTTTGTTTGGATCCGCTTCACTGTCAGCAGCGCAATCATCATAATTACTTCATACAATCTTTTTTCACCATCTTTTTAACAAGCTTCTTGTCTTCTTTCACATCAGGATGTTTCTTGGATTCTTTCTTCATGATAATAACGCTCCCATTCAGTAGTAGCATAATATAACTCTCTTGATATCTCTAAGGCCATTATGCGATAACTTTGCCAATTGGCTTTGGATTCAAGCTTTCCCAGGTCTTGTATGACTTCTCTTACTCTGTTTTTAAACCATTCATGTCTAGGCAGCATTACTTTTTCCCTTTGCATGAGTTCATCTCTTTCATTTTGCCATGGTGCTTTTTAGCTTCTTTCAAGTGGTGCTCTGCCTCTTTTACTTTTGCCATTGCCTCTTTTTTATGATGCATGTGCATTTTTTTATGGTCTTCTTTCATTGTTATTTTCCTTAATAACCTAATGGATCAAATCCACCTTTGTTTCTTCGGACAATGTCCTTCCCTTTTTTCTCATAAAGTAGCTTTCCTTCTTTATCTCTCATCTTTAGTCTTTCTTCATGAAGTTCTTTATAGGGATCGTTTGCCATTTCCTTTATTTTCTCTTTTGCATTAGAGAGTTTTTTTTCTATGGCTTCCAGGATCATTTCATGCCCCTTTGTTCTTTGTACTGATTCTTGTATTTCTTGTCTTTAAGGTCTTTTTCAGCACGTTTTTCCGTACGTCCCTCATTGTTTTCGTTCTTTGTACTACGCTTGCACTTATCAGACATTTTTTGGTAGGTCATTTTGCCGCTCCTTGGTTTATTGATTGCGATCCTTTCGCATCTTTGCTTTGTACTTAACATCTTCGGTTTGCTTAGTCTTTCCTCGTTTGCGCTCTTCAATGGCCTCACGTTTTCCTACGGTGAGCGGGTCAACCACTGGCATCTCTTTTCTTTTTATTGGCTTGCCGGAAGTGCCCCCTTCCTTCATTGGCTTTTTGGCCTTTGGCTTTGGTTTCATTGACTCGTAGGCCATTCCCTTTCTCCGTTAGATTGACAAGATACTTATTAATTTCTACTAAAAAATTGTGCATTATATCGTGCTGTTCTTCAAGCAATTTTATTCGGCCAGAAAGCTTTTGGTTTTCCAAGAAGGACTTGTTTGCATGGTGCTTTGCTTCACAGAGTTGGTTTGTTATAAACCAATAATCTTTATGCATTTGCCTTTGGTAGCGTTGCGCAAGATATGCTTTAATTCTTTTTATCATTTCTTTTTCTTCTTTCCGCGTCTTGCTTCCGAGTATGCAATTGCCACAGCCTGCTTTTGTGGCTTTCCAGCTGAAATTTCTGCCTTAATGTTGTTTTTAAACCCTGGGCTTCCAGGTTTTGCGCCTTTTGTTAGTGGCATTTTATTTCTTCCTTATTTTTCCAAGGGTTTCGGCAAGATTTGCACGTTTGCGCTCAAGGGGGTTCTTGCTGTGCGCGGCCTTAGCAAGCTTCTTGGCGGGTATTTTCTCTCCAATAGGCACATGTAACTCTTTATGTAAGGCGCCTTTTTTTATGTGCATCTTCTGTATGAATTTCTCGGCCATCTTCGTTCTCCATCACATTGTGTTTAACGCTATCAATTTCAGCTATAAGCATATGCCGCAATCGCTTAATTGTAAGCTTTGGTTCATCTTCAATAAGTTTTGCAATAGCATTAAGTGTGCCTATGTACATAGCGTACTCGGCCTTGGTCAAGTCCATCAAACCCTTCCTTGCAATATATTTTGAATAAGATTCATGCAATTAGGATGCAATTTATCAAGCTTCTTTTTAAATTCATATAGATATGCAATTGCTTGTTGCATATCTTCCTCTTCTGATCGGTTCCATCTTGATTCTGTAGGATATGCCAGTCTTTCCTGTGCGCATTGTGCAGCAGCTTCTGTATTTAAATTATGTAGCATTTTAAAACTCCCTAGTTTGTTTCCCATAACGTGTTTCAAGATTACGCTCATAGAGGCGTTTCATCAACTTATTGCGATCGTTATTACTAATGCCATCAGTATGGCGAAACATAGCATCATGTATAGTATGTCGGTCATGTCCCATTGCCTCCAATCGTTCAACGCCGCCGCGTTGGTCCAAGTCATTCGCTGTTATCTTGTACTTGCTCGGCATAGCGTGAATCCTCCATGGTAAATAGTTGTTTTTGTAATGCTTGATAGTTTGTTTTTAGTGATTTAATGCTTAAATGCATGTTAAACATACATAAACAAGCGGCTAACAATGCGTATGTCATTAATACTAAGATTACATCTTTATATTTATTCTTTTTTTCCAGGTTCATTTTTTACTTCCTTTATCTTGTGGTGTAATTCCACAGTCTTTCTAATAGACTCATGATGATCCATCTTCTGCTTGTGCTCGATATCAGCCATTTTGGCTGCTGCATCCAGGCTATGCGCTACAATCTCAGCTTGTGCCTTTTCACGTTGTACGGCGGCTGTAACCTCGGATTGCTCGGCCTCATGCTGGACAAGGATGGCCTCGTTCTGGACTTTTTCCTGTTCTAGTGCAAGCTCTGCCATCTTGATTTGCTGGTCAAAGTGCTGTTGGTCGCCCTTCATTTCAAGTTCATGGGCTTCCAGTTCAACCTTATGAACATCTGTTTGAGCTTTGATCATCCTAGGGTCGTTTTGCATCATCTGTTGCTGCATTTGCATCATCTGGGCTTGTTGTTGTTTCTGTTGCTCCATCCATTGGGCAGCGGCCTCTTTAAGCCTATCTGCACCATATATTGTTAGGTTGTCCAGGAGTATAGGCAAGCCAAAGTCACTACTAAAGAACTCTGCCAATTTTGGATTGGCTTGGGTCAATCCTATGATAGACTCCAATGCGCGGTTCTTTTCAACCTGGAAGTTCACGCCTGCATCAATCTGAACCTTTATGGCACCCTGTTCGTAGTTGATTGCAGGTTTTCCAGGGGCGTTGATGTCTTGATAAATCCTGTCCCCTGCTTTGTTTACTACTGGTATGGTTCTTCGCCCTAGCAAATACTTTGGCATAAGGTCAACATGTATTCTCGCCATCTGTTCAAGGCCAGCCAGATACCCAATTGTATATGGCATGCCAGCCGCGTTGTCTGCATTCGAGGCCTCTATTATAGCCTTGCCTGATATATAATCGTGTGCATTTTCGGGGTTTGATGCACCACTACCTAAGATGGCTTGTATAAACTGTATTGACTGATTAAAAGTACCCATGACCTCTGGAGGAAGCGCTGGATATTGCACTTCGCGAATAGGTGTAGGTATGGGCTTATCGGGATTGTTTTCGCTATATGCGCGTACGACAATCGTGCTACAGGTCTGAGGGTTGGTCAGGTTGTTTATATAGTCTTGCTGCTGGGGAATGGCCTCTTCCATGACGATAAACTTGGAGCTAGACAGGTTGTCTGTTGAGTTGGTTATAGCAATACCCATGAAGTTCATCATGTCTTGCGCACCTTTGGCATGATAATAATAGGGCTTTGTGAACTGGTATGAGGTATTGGTATGTCCTTTGCACAGAATGTCACTGTTTCCGTCAAAGAACACGTGAGGAAGATAACAGTAGTCGGTGTCGCTTTCTTCTAATATTTGGTCACGGATAAACTTAGTATTGTGCAGAACATCGATAACGGTCATGCGACTTGCTACAATCTCAGGAATTTGCTCAATGATGTTGTTATCATCCCAGTATTTCTGTAACTTCTCATAGTTCTTTGCGGTCATGACCTTACCATCAGCGAGCTTGACTATTTTGACACGCTTTTTCACTTTTTCGTACATATCGCATACAAGGATTACGATATTGTCGTACATATCTTTATATGACCATTGATAAGACTCTATGAAGGTCGCATCTGCTTTCTCGGACAAGCTCACCTTCGGGAATTGTTGCTTCAAGTCTTCGGCAATCACGGGATACATCTCAAAACTGTAACTTCCGTCGCCTTTATGGGGAGCTCGAGCCAATGGGTCAAAGCCTACCATCGTCGCATCAAAGCACTTCTCCCAGAATATATCCTGATTTAGGCTCATTGGAGATTGAAAGTCTGTATATACCTTGGCCGCTGAGAATCCCCCGCCTAGCATGTCTTTATAGACCTCGTTGCCAAAGCTGTTCTTGTTAGCATCATGGATTTTATGACGAATATTGCCCTCAACGGTCTGTATGACCTCATCAGGGATTGGAACGCCTTCGCTAGGTGTGACCATAATAGATGGCTCATGCATTGCGAATTCACCAAGCTTTCGGGATACGCTAGCCGCGCCTAGGTTAAATTCTAACTGCGGGCGATTTAAGGAGGTCAACATACCTTTTTGCTGTTCGTTCAGGGTTTCTCGGAATGTATAGTGTTTGAAGTCACGGAAGCGTTGACAGTTATCTTTGAAATATATGTAGGATGATTCTACGCGTTTGCATAATAAGTGTAGTTTTTCGCCTTCACTGGCTTTCATGGTCATGGCTTAAAGTCCTTTTAAGCGTTTCTAATATCTTTTTATTAAATCCAATATAGGTTTTAAGTATTCTTTGACTCTTTCTTCTGTAGCTGCCTGTCCTAGTGGAAAATATGCAGACGATCCATCCTTATATTTTATGCTTAACATCCATCCACCGAGCAAGTAGGGGCAATTCTTTTTGTTTGCTTTATAGTAATAGCAATCTTCAAGGTCTGCATGATTAAGTAAAGCATCTATATCAAAGTCATCTGTTATTGTCTGTCCAAACATTAAAATCCTTTTAAGCGGTCTAGCTGTATAGTTTAGCGCGAGCCTCATTATACTCACGGCTCTTTTTTCCAATTATACCAGCTATGTCATTTTTTGTATCATTGTTTAGTGCGTGTTCTGGCATGGCGAACGTTAGGGCTAGCGCGTCGGCTTCGTCTGGGGATCTTATACCGCGCTTCTTCATATCAGCTTTCTTTTCCATGACTAAGCGACTATTGGAGTCCACAGTGTACCGTATCCCGCAAAGATCTGCATGTAAACTGTCCTCGTCTGGTATTTGGCATGGCTGGTCATCCATCCATTTTTTGAGTTCTCCCCAAAGTTCCGCTCGTTTATTGTAGTAGCGACGGCTATCCAATGGCGTGGATCCACTGTTGACAGATACCAAGATTCCCCCGTGTCCAAGTTCCTTGAGCCTGTCGACCACCCCAGCTCCAAGGCCGCCCACGTCGACGAAAACCTTGAAGGGTTGCTCGGTAAGTATGATATTGTGTACGATCCCAACAATCTCCATTGTGTCTTTCTTGCTGTAACTCTCTTTGCCATAAGCAACCCTACCTTTGCGCCTTATGATGCATGACCTATCATCCCCAAAGCGTGCTGGGTCAACGCCTAGCAGTAGTCTCCCATACTTTTCTGCGACTGTCTTTCGACAACGCATTACAAGGTCTGACTGTATGTACGAGTCCTCGCCGGTAAGTTGGAAGGCTTCAGTACTATTAAATGGGTATTCTTGTTTGAAGCCTTTCTCACCATCCGTGCCATTCACTGACAACTCTGCAATCTTGTTGCGACGCCAATATAGTTGGTCGTCGGTGAGAAGATATTGGCTTGCAAGCTCATCTTCTTCGGCTGTTCTGGAGTAGTCGGATGGTATCGCTATCTTATATTCATCCTGCCAGTACCACGGCACAAATATTGCTATATATTCGGATTGTCCGGCCTCGGCCTTCTGCCATACCTGGTGAAAGTAATTACCTACACCATTAGCGGTTGACTCTAATATCACCTCAGTACCTGGCGCATTAGGAACTGCTTGCAGTATTCCCTTTGCGTGTTCCTCGGCATTATTCCAAAAGCCTACCTCGCTCCCATGCAATAGCTGAATAGTTGCAGAGCGCCCTACAGATTTGTTCTCAGCGGTACCTAGCTTGTAACCGGAGTCTAGCCTACCGAATATAAGTTCTTTGCTATTCGAGGTGGTAACCTCAGGCTTTACGAGTGGTGGCGTATTATCATAGAAACGTTGTGCCATTTTGTAGAGATTTTGGGTTGCATCTAATGCGTGAGTGAGGATGAATGCTTGTGCGCCAAATCTATGCGTGACTTGATGGTAAAACCTGCCACCTACATATGTAGAACAGCCCTGTTGGCGCCCTTTCAATATTATGGCACGTACCTTACCTGTAAGTGCCTTTTGTTCTTCTAGTCTTGCGTGTATGTGCTTTTGGGCTTTGTTGATTTGAAATGGCTCAATCCTGCCTTCTTTAGTGCGGATTTTGAGGCATTTTGAGGAGTAGTGTAAGAAGTCGTTTTTCAGGGAAAGTCGTATTCTGCGCTCTTGTTCATCCATTATCGCAGTCTAAGGCCTTAAGACCGTCTTCGTGGGTGACAGTGACATTGTTTTGTACCTCTTTTTTGTCCGCCCAGCCAAAACGGTTTTTCATGTTCATGTACCAAAGCGTGGAATTAAATGTATCAGAATGAAGCTGAGTGCGCCCATTTTTTACCCACCAGCCATGAGAATACTCTCTGCCCTTTTTTACGGCCTCCCGAAATTCTTCGTGTTCATCCATCCATCTGTAGACAGTTGTATAGCCGCAATCAAGCTCTAATCCTAGCTCTTCGATGGAAGCGCCTTCTTTCAAAAGCTCAATAGCTATATCGCAATATTCTGGTTTGTAATCGCTAGGTCGGCCAACAGCCATTATTTTCTCTTATCTTTTTGTTCTACAGATTCAGCAACCTTAACATGCCCAACACCCTTGCATCCAGGACACTCTTTAACCAACCCGCCAAGGCCAATTATAGTCCGCCTACCCACACATGTTTCGCATCTTGTTGTCGTCATGTAAAGCCCCTGTTTATATTGCATCATTATATAGCATATTTACAAATATGGGAATAACTAAAATAAATAGTAAATAAATATTGACACTGTTAAGATTGCTTGATAATATGTATGCATACCAACAACAAATAGGAAAATAAAATGAAGATAAAAAAAACAGACATAGAAAATATCATAACCTGCATAGAAATACATACAAAAGAATATCTAGATAGACGCGAGATCTTAAGGGAAAAAATAAGGGAGTGGGAAGGAGAGCATGGGGAGATAAACAAGAAATATAAGGAAAGGTTAGATGATATTAGAAACGATATTTTATGTGATGCGATTTAAGAGGATAAACAAAAATGAAAACAACCGAAGCAATAGAACACATACAAGAAATAATTTCTAATAATGGTTTAGATATAGACGACCTAGCAGCTTTAGTAATATGGGCATACGATAAAGGATGGGCAGAAGGACGTGAGGACTATATAGAAGAACAACAAGAGAGGAGATCAAGATGCGGCCAGAAATAAACGACTACAAAATCCTATATCAAGCTTCAAAATATTATGTATTAAATCCGTATGATCTTTACGCCATGCCATGCCTAAAAATATCTGGTAAGGGATGGGAAACTAGGAAAGATGCCGAGATAGCAATAGAAGATCATTATGAACGTGACTTAAAAACCTACGAACGCCTCAAAGACCTAGGTCGTAGCTTCCCGGACAATGACTAATAACTAAGGAGCTAAAATGACAGGCAGAGAACAAAACCTAAGGATAATCAGAATAGAGAGCATAACAAACGCACTGTACATGGCAGAATCAGCAGAAGAAATATGGGAAGCGCTGCAACCTATATGCTTGCAGAATATTAAAGTACTGCATGATATGTGTATGGAATTACTAATTGATAAAGAAGAAGATAATTGAGTCTAAGACCCCGGGAAGCTAACAGAAACCCGGGGAATTTGTAACAACCAACAACGGGATATTATCATGAAACACAAACATGTCAACTACATAGGAAGTATAGCAATGACACTAACGGACTTGTGCGACACAAAATTTGTATTTAAATGCCAAGAAGAAAACAAAATGTACTTTGATTATTGCTTGACGGCGAAAGTACATGATTATTACTATTACCAGTCAATAAATGATAATGACATCCAAAACTTGCGAATGAATTGCAAGAAGATACTGGAAGCCACGGAGGGTTTAAAATGAGAGACATTGATAGCTATATGGGTGATGAGCCTGAAATAGACGCGGAACTACGAGAAAGACAAGAATCATATTACGAGGAACATGCGGATGACTTTAAATACACTGAGGAATGGCTAAATGGATAAGTCTATATTCACAGATAAACAAATAGAAAACCTAACAAAAAACTTAACCCGAATTAGGGGGGCATTAGCCAATATTGAAACAGGAATTCATAGTGAAGATTATATTAATCAATTTCGTTCTGGAGATATTCTTATTGCCTTGACCAAGGCATTCGAAATAATAATAGAATTACAAACCGATAGTGTTACCAATACAATAAACATGTTGAAAACAGTATATAATATGGATGTCTCAATTATTAATGATGTAGAAATCCATTAAAAACTTATTAGCCCGAAAGCGCCCCTGGTTTTGTCCTAGGGGCAATCCTAAATCCCATTCCTCACAATACCTTCGACATGCCTCGCGCTGTTGCCATTCAGGTAGGTCTCGTATTGTGCGCTCAATAAACCTAATATCGTCCTTTAATAGCTTGTAGCCCTTCTTTGCCGCATAGGTTTTAAAATCCCTGTAAAACCATCCTTTGATAGGCATGACATGCATCCTGCATAAAAACATCCCCCAGCTTGGAATCGAACCAAGATCGGTCGCGAACAGGCGACACTCTACCATTGAGCTACTGGGAAAAACATACACCCACTAACAACAAAACAACATGCATCAATATAATCAAATGGTATATTTTTAATACAACGAACTAGCAGTATAATACCAAGTGCACAGCCCACTAGGTGGTTTGTCATAATTCGACCAAACCCACATAACATTCTTGACCGCAATGCTTACATAACCCTAAATTCCCAGCATATGCCCTGTTAATCAAGACCCCGTCCCATTCGTGTTTACATTGTTGTTCTGGTATGTCACAAAAATAACCATAGCTTATCGGGGGGGTAGGCTTGCCCATTTTCTTAAGACCACGCAGCCGTGAACGCTCCTGGCTTGTCATTTTGCGCCCGCACTTACCAGTGCATTTTGGGCTAGCGCAGTATATTTTGTCTTGGAACGTCATTTTCCACCCGTTGGGGTCTGGTCGCACTTCTCGCAATAGGTACCATTTACCCATTCGTGATCACAATAGTTTTCTATCATTGACTTTATTTTATTAAATATGTCCATTTCTTTGTTATTTTCAAATGTTTCAACATTTTTTATTTCACAACTATCTACGCCCCAGCATAATAGAAACTTAAGCTCTTCTTTCGTGAAATCATTCATCTAAAACTTTCCCGCATTTCTCGCATTCAAGCGTAAAATAAGAAATTGGAACTAACTTGTCATGATCGCAATATTTCAGAATCAAAGAACCTATTTTTTTTAATAGTTCTTTTGTCTTGTCGAAATTAGCCAAATAGCAGTACATTAACTCTAGCTCTTCTTTAGTAAAGTCATTCATCCCCAGCCTCGCAAAAATCCAATAAAGCATGAGCAAATATCAATGCCTGGCGTTTATTCAAAAACAATGAGGCTTTCCAGTGAGTCAGATCTCTTTTTTCATCACCTTGAATCGCAACCAAAATATCACCGTTGCTATCATAATTAATCGATATTTCGGTTTCGTTTGTGTCTTTAAAATTTAATGTTTTCATAATCAACGCCCACCATTCTTGATTTCATATTCTAGATCTTCTTTCTTGAAGTCATTCATTTATCGACCTCCAATAAATCCACGATTTCACTAAAATCATAATATTTAAATTTCCCCCATAATTTAAGCCCGCACTTTTCGCATTCACATTTTGCGTTAGGGCAATAGCAATCAGGAAGAAATTCATGATCGCAATAGTTCTCTATCAATTCTTTTATTTTGCTTAGTAATTCTATACAGTCACTATTTTGTCTAAATATATTAACGTTCTGCAAAGCTAAATGTTTTAGCATGATTAATTCTTCTTTAGTGAAATCATTCATAACTTAAGCCCGCATTTAGTGCAACTACATTGCGAATCAGGACAGCCACAGCAGGGATTTTCCCAGTCATGATCACAATAGTTTTCTATCATAGATTGTATTTTGTTGATCAATTTTTCACTATATAATGCTGAATCGCCATCCAGCCACCATGACATCCCATCTAATATTGATTCTAGCTCTTCTTTCGTAAAGTCATTCACGATTGAAAATCCCAGGCAAAACAATCCCCAAACACACGGCCTGCACCACCATCTCCAATACAGAATATTTAAAATGATTAACAAATATACCATTCATTATTGACACTGCAGAGAATTGTAAAAGCTTGTAAAGTATATGGTTTTGCATTAACCATCTGAAAAATCCACGCTTAACAGGCTTAAAAGGTTCACTTAAATAACAATAACAACATCCGCTTTCTAAATCATTAGGTACTTTGCAATTCGGGCATAGGTTCATTATAAGCAACCCATAAAGTTTTCCCGAGCACGTTCACACGCCGTCTCAGCCTCAAGGTCACACAAAACCTTCCGTACTGCCTGCATACAATCAATCGCAGTAGCAATATCATGCGTATTGCAATCAAGGGATATTTGGTTAAGTAGCTCGTGTAGTTTTACGCTGTCGATTTGCATTTCGGCTCCTCAATCGCCATCCAATGGGTCACATTACAAGCACAATACCTACCCCAATCCTCATAGTAATACCAATGGCCGTCGTCGTAAATTACAACATCATAGCCTAGGTGGCCGTTACTTGTTGTGTTTATCAAACATACGGTTTTTCTGGGTGGCAGTTGTTCGGTAACGCTAATCCATTTCATTCTGGGAACTCCGGTAATTCTGCCCAATGTGTTACGACTACCAGTTCATTCAGCATATTCGTTCCATAAAACATACAACAATGTGTCCAAAAGCCAGTATGGGTCAAATGTCCAATCATTATCTCTTTATTGTGTTTTTCTGCAATTGCGAAATACATAACCTCATGATAGGGATCGGGAAGTCTTTCTTCTACGCTAATCCAGTTCATTGGGTAATTCCTCAACCAAAAACCAATGAGTAACATATTTGCACCTAGATCTTGAAATATTATCAATCAAAAGCCATGGAGAACAAACTATTTGCTCTTTGGGTATAGGGCTATAAATGCATCCAGAAATTAATCCATCTGCAATTTTCCTGTAAACTACTACAAACTGTCCAGGTTCCGGTAGATCATCTTCTACGCTAATCCAGTTCAACGGTCACTCCTAATGTAAAAGCAAATAGCGACGCACAAACATATAATAGCAACTATGAGAACGCTTGCTTCATTGTTGCTCATTCTTAGCCTTAACCTCATCATGCAACCTCTTGATGCTTGCAGCAACTTGCTTAACATCATCGCTAGTGTCTTTAGCTAAGTCTATGATCTCACCCGCATGCGCCAGAGCCAAATCCACCATCTTTAAAATTATTGCTGCGTGTCCCATTGTGTTGCTCCTTCTAAAATTTTGTTAACAATAGCTTAAAATATATGATTATTGCAACTAGGGCTAAAAGCTCCAAATTTGGGTCAAATTTCAACGCGAATACCTATCGCTCCAATCCCAATGACTGCCTCATTTTGGCGCGCTCAGCCAAGAATGCTTGGCTTGGCTCGTGTGGTTTTTGTGGTTGTTCTCTTGTAAATACCACATTTGCAATTATCCCACGCTCTAAGATTTCTTTCTTTAGTCTGATGGCGTTTTTTTCGTCTTCTATTTTCTGGATATCTTTATCACGGAAGTATTTCTCTTCTTTCTCTTTGATGGACTTCGAGGTAATACCTTCCCAGCCATCTGGGATGTTCCACCGATTCTGCTTTACGAGGGAGACGGCTATATTAACCCACTTATCATCTTCACCAGGTGGCTTGGTCTTTACGTAGAAAAGAACCTGAGAGATCAAATCTTGCGACGGTGTAACGTCAGCTACTTCGAAGCGGTTTTCAACAAGGTTTTCAGTGCTCAAAAAAACGTCTTTTCCCTTTGGGTTCCTTTTTGGGTTCTTATTATGGTTCCGTGTAGTAATTTTACTACTGGTGGTAGTAGTAATTTTACTACTGGTACCCGTGGTAAAATTACTACTAGTTCCGTTATTGGTACTAGTGGTAATTTTACTACTGGTTGTGGATAACTTTATTTCGTCTCTAGCTTCGACTCCTACTAGCCTATATACGAAAACCTGTCCTTTTTTGTCACCTGTTTTTATCATTAAACCTTTCGTTTGGAGTGACTTAAGTACTTTATGAATTGTTTTTCTTGATATACCAGTATCTAGCTCTAGTCTTTTCCAGGAAGGCCAGGATTCATGCGACTCTCCGGCTCTGTCTGCAAATGACAATAAGATTAGCTTTTCGGTAGGTGTTACGTTCTGGGCTTTCCAAGCCCAACGGATTGCGTCTATGCTCATAGTTGAAATACCTTCTTAAAAGGGTTTGTTGGGATAAATGTTTCTATGCCGAGTTTTTCAGGATTTAAAGATTGGAATTGATCGAATCCTTTCTGGCCTTCTGGGGTTTGGATAAACTTTATGATTTCTTCGTAGGTTTTTTCTTGTGGGTTTTTTAGTTTGCTTTTACATTCTTTGTACAGATAATTGATGTAATCGGTTCTTGTTGGTGTGTAGCTGTTTTCTTTTGATCTTTGCGTGTTATAATCTCGATGCATATTTAAAACTCCTTAGGTTTTATTTATGTGATTGACCCTTGGTTGGGGTTTCTCTTGTTAGTAAGGAACAAAAAAGGCCACGGAATATGAATGATCTTTTTTGTTTTTGTGTAAGTAAATGTTTCGACCGCCAAGTTTCTACATTTACGCCAGTTTAAATATTATCCGTAAGAGGCAGGAAGCCTCTTAGTACTCTTCACTTATATGCTTGTTATCACGAAAACCATCAATAATGTCTCCGTCTCCTTCCGACATAATAAACTCATCAAAATCTAATTCAGACCTTTCTGCTCCCTTTTGACGAGAAAATATAGGAAATGTTCTTTCAAACAGATCATTCACGAATTTCTTGTTCTTCTTAATATCCATATTAAGCCTCCGTACTTATATTGGGTTTTTAATCATGTACTGATAACACGCATCCACGAAATCAAGTAATTGATCGCGCTCTTCACTTCCGCGCTCCATGCCAATAGAGCGCACTTTGTCAACAAATGCCTGGGTCGTCCGGTATAACTGCCTAATTAAATCGTCTGTCATTTAGTTTCCCCAAAATATCGATTATGCATCTTTTCTATTAGCCTTTAAAGCCCTGTCTGTCATGACCTCTATTTGGCATTGATAATGATATGGGATCTCACGTCCTGCTTGTTTCCATAAGGACAGGGTTTGTTTTGTGATACCCAAAGCCCTGGCAAGCCTAGAATAATTATGATTGTAATAAGTTACAGCTTCATCTAATGTCATTTTATTTTCACTTTTGTTATAAAACATTTGACAATGATACATTTATTTTGTTATTATGTCTATACGTCAATACCGACGCATGTTAACGAACTGAACAGGTGAGATATGTTGAACAACCAACTTTTAGAGGACAATGTAAAAGCATTGGATTTTGTTAATTTCCAGATAGCCGAGCTTTTGGATATTAAGCAGAAGCTAGAACTAAAGATAATTGATGGAATAGGACACAACTACGAGGGATCGCGAACCTACGAAGTAGGAAAGCACAAAGTAACCATCAAGACAGACCTTATATACTCGCTAGACAAAGAAGAATATCAAATATACAAATCACAAATTCCCTCAGAGTTTAACCCTATCAAAGAATCAATAAAATATGAGGTAGATAAACGCATTATGAAAAAATGTGATGAATACGCGTCTAAGGATGACATGATGATGTTGTCAAACTTTATTACCACAAAACCTGCAAAAGCAAACGTTAAGATAGGGGCAAACATTTAATGAGCATTCTAGACAAAATAATAACCCTAAAGCCCGCGGCTCCACGTATAACTATATACGGGAAGCCAGGAATAGGAAAAAGCACACTGGCTAGCCAGTTTCCAAAGCCTCTGTTCCTTTTGACTGAAGACCCTAGGCTTGACGGGATAAATGCCGTACCGACAACCAAGACATTTTTGGAGTTCTGGGAGAATCTTAAAGAACTATTGGCCATTGAGGACTTTCCATACGAGACGATTGTAATTGACTCAATCTCAAAGCTTGATGCCCAAATAACCAAACACATCATAGACGAAGAAACAAACAACGGTGGCAACAAAAACAAGGTTACAACTTTGGGTGCTGCATGTGGCGGCTACGGGAAAGGATATGAACGAGCGCAAAGCATCCACCGGGCAGTAAAAGCGCAGCTGGACAAGTTTGTTGATAGGGGGATTGCGGTCGTGTTTATAGCGCATCTAGCAATTACTAAGTACAAAGCCCCAGATTCCGACGACTACGACATTTACTCTATCATTATGAACCATGATAAATCGCGTGAAGTCTATATAGATGACGTGGACGCTGTCTTGTTCGGTAGGCTTCAATCATTTACAGATACGCTAGACAGTGGTAAAAACATTGTTAAGAGCACAGAGCAAAGGATATTGGTTGCGTCGGTAAACGATGTGAACGTTGCAAAGAACAGGTTTTCAATGCCATCGCAAATACCTATGGAGTTTGAAGAACTTGCAAAATACATCCCGTTTTATAATCAAGGAGAGACACAATGAGCTTTTGGCAATCACAATCAGGAACACCAATAGATGGAAGTGCGGAAAACGCGCATGTTGGGTCATTGACCCCAATACCCAACGATACAACTGCCCCTGTTAGCATAAAGAGCATTGACCTTAAGAATTTCAACGGAGATGAGTTTTACCAGGCGGTTTATAGGATCATAGAAGGTGACTACAAAGGCAGAGACGTTAGACATAATATTAAATGCTTCCAGGCAGATAAAAGCAAGCGCGATAGAGAGGTAAATATGCTTATGCGCCTGTACAAGGTGTGCGGAAAGACCCCCCCTGAAGATCATGCTCCAGACAATGATGAATTGCTGCCCTTAAGAGGTAGCGTCATAGGCGTTAAAATACAAGAATGGTTTTTCGATGGCAAAGAAGGAAACTGGATAAGTGAGATACATCCAGTAGATGATAAATTTAAGACAGAGACTGGTATCAAGGCAGTACACGACTTAAGCAGTGCATTTAGCAGGAACGAGTCTAGGAAATCTGGGATTGATGATGATGTGCCGTTCTAATTGAACTATGACAATAGCATCGCGGACAGTGACGCGACCTTAGATATGATAGGAGTGTGATAATGGGTGCTCTCGCTATTTGGTAACAAATAGGATAATCCATGAGAGCCTTGGCGTATAAGGGGCGCAACAAGAACTGACCATTTATCAATTGTTGAAAAGTCCCGGTTATATTTTTCAGCGAGTACCGCACATAGCAGGTGCAATTCCTGCCTATTGTCAACCTTACTTACAGGAGAACAAAATGCTAAAAGGACAATCAATATCAAAGCTAATAGACGAAGCGGTAGTGAAATCGCATGTTGACGAAAATAGAGATTATATAGGTTCATCTTCTATTGGAAACCCTTGTTCGCGTGCTATTTGGTACGCGTACAAAGGGCATGAGAAAAAGCCCCTTACCGCCAAGCAGATACGCACGTTTGAAATGGGCAAGATACTTGAGGAGATGATTAAGGAGCAGGTGCGATTGCTTGGATTCCCTCTAAATGACGGCTCACAGTTTACGGCTTGCTACGACGATGAGGTGAAGGTTTTTCAGGGAAATGTAGATGGTCTGCTTGAGATAAATGGGCGTTATGTGGTTCTTGAAATAAAGACCGCTAATGATGCAAACTTTCAGGCGTTTTTTAAGAAAGGTTTAAAAGCATGGAGCCCTTCGTATTATGCCCAGGTTCAAGCTTACATGGGAATGAAGGGTGTTTCGGAAGCATATATAGTTGTATTAAACAAGAATACCGCAGAACTTCACGATGAGCATGTTCAATTTGATGATATTTTTTATCATGAACTAAAGGCAAAGGCTAAGATCATATCAGAAGCAGAAGACCCTCCAGAACGTATTAATAAGAGCCCTTTGTTTTATGTTTGTGGTATGTGTCAGTATAAGGAAGTTTGTCATGGGTGATGAAAATGCATTATTTAATATATCAAAGCTATTTTCTGACATATCGGATTCTTTGTGCGATATACGTCGCGATCTAGGGGTAATATGTGAGGGATTGATTGCTTTGGGAGACATGTTGGAAGATATAAATGCTAAAACTACGTCCTTACCAGGAAAAATGCCTAACTGTACTTAAGTCACGTCTTAAAGAAACAGACGAGCCTCTCCTGGTAAACGCAAGCGTTGGTAGCGGCAAGTCGGTGATTATAGCTGAATTGCTTCTTGTCATCGAGCGTGCAGGATGGCGTGCATTGTGTCTCACGATGAACAGTACGCTAATCAGGCAGAACCATGATACCTACGAATTACAAGGAGGTAACCCAGGTATTTATTGCGCAGCGTTAGACAAGAAAGAAATAAGCCCTCGTGTGATTTTTGCATCTCCATTGTCAGTAATTGGTGCAATAAAAAAAATGGAATTATTTAGTTTGATTCCTTTTAATCTTGTAATAATAGATGAATGTCATAACATAAATATTCATGATCCAACTACTATTTATATGAAAATATTTAATTGGTATTCAGCGAGATCCAAAGATGCAAATGAGAAAATTAGATTTGTTGGTCTAACAGGAACACCCTATAGAGGCAAAGGCCATAGCATAGTAGGGGTTGACCAGTTTTTCAAAGAGGAAGTATGCTCCATAAGCGCTGAATGGCTGATCTCAAAAGGATACCTAACAAAACCAATTTGGGGTTTATCACCATATAAGCTAAAATACAACTTTGACGACATCAAGACAAACTCGTTCGGAAAGTTCAATAATAATGAAATTAAAAAGGAGTTTGACCGCAGACCTCGCTTGACGGCACAAATAATGAAAGAGGTACAGAAAATAGTACAGAACAGGAGTGGTGCATTTATCTTTGCAACAAGCATTGAACATTGCAAGGAGTGTATGCTCTGGTTGCCAGAGAATGAAACAGCCCTGATTACAGGCGATACATCCGACTATTTAAGACATCAATACATTACAAGTGCCAGGAGCGGTGAAATAAAGTACTTGGTAAACGTTAACGTACTTTGTACTGGCGTGGATGTTCCTAACTTTGATACTGTTGTTTTTGTGCGACCCACTGAGTCCCTGGTTCTATACATGCAAGCTATAGGTCGCGGACTACGACTTTATCCTGGAAAGCAAGATTGCCTTGTTTTGGATTATGCGGGGAATTTAGAACGCCATGGTGACATAGACAATCCAATTATTAATGAGGCAATCAAGCAACAGTCAAACAACGATCCTGACTACTGTATCCCTTGTTATGAGTGCCAAACGTTTAATAAAGTAACTGCTAGGCGTTGTATTGGGTCTTTGAATCAAGAAAGATGTAGCCATTATTTTGAGTTTAAGGATTGTGTTAAATGTGGTATTAAGGATGATATTACGGCGCGTTATTGCAGAGAATGCAAAGCTGAGATATTAGATCCAAACAGAAACCTTACAGGGATGGCAGCAAACCCAGAGACTATAACCATTGAAATAAAGCGTTCTCATTTTGGAGTAAAATTACAACCTAATTATCAAAAAGTTGTATTTTATGCTTACTACGAAACAAAAAAACATTGGCCTAAAAAATACATTACAGAAGAGTACACGACTTGGACAAAAAAAGCGCGAGATTACTTTTATTTCACTTTTGTTAAAAAACAATTTAAAGACTCATCTGGCGCTTATCCTAATATTAATGATTATTATTTTTTGGACAGAGTCATAAAAAGAAAAGAAATTAAAGAACCTCGTAGCCTTGTTATTGCAAAAACAAACGACAATGAGTATAAGATCATAAAAAAAATATTTAGCGAAGAACATGCCACAATTAACAGTTGATGAAATAGAAGAAATAATATTGATATTAATAAACTATTCTATCGATATAGAAATAGTAACAAACCTTATAGAAAAATTAAAAAACAAGATAAGGGAACCAAAATGAGCTGCATAACAAAAATACTAGAAATGAAAGGTGAAAAAGAGTTTTTGCTACATGATGGACATGTTGCCGTTGAAGGCGGTGGGGTCTATAAAGATCATGAGTATTTAATTGTGTTAAACAGCCTTGGCCATCGGTGCGGATATGTTGCATTAAAGCCTGAGCATGAATACAGCAAGCCTAAATATTATTATGATGACCTTGATATTGAGTGCCATGGCGGTTTGACGTTTATGAGCGCACAACATAGCTTAAAAGAACTGCTTCCAGTGGTATGTAACGATGTTTGGATAGGGTTTGACTGTGGGCATTGTACTGATTTATCGGACACGGAAGCATATAAAAAATATTATGGCGAAGAAGTCGCCAAGAGCAAAGAAGATTTTTTTAAAATGGATGAATATAGATTTGAACATTCAAGCATGAAGACCTTTGAGTATGTTGAACAGGAATGTCACAAAATAATAGACCAATTGGTGGCAGCATGAATAATGATCGTATGACATCCAAAGACGCAGCAAAATATCTTGGAATAAAGTTAAGCACATTATGGGAATGGAGAAATCGCAGTATTGTAGAATTGCCTTATTACAAAATTGGGAAAAGAAAGTTTTTTTACATGAAAAAAGATTTAGATAATTATTTAGAGAAATGTAGAGTTGATTTTATAGAACCTGAACAATAGGCACCCCAAAGTAAGAGCACACCGTATCCACAACATCCTGCGCCCCAAAACACACACAAGCAAAATAGCCATCTTTGGAAGTTTCATCAATAAACCGTGCTTGCTCTATGCTAAGTCGTCCTTTATCGGTTTTGACTTCAATCCATAATCCATGGAAATTTTTTTGAGCCTTAGGCCAAAATAAGTCTGCAACACCTTTCTTGACACCCATGCGTTTAAGCGTGGAACCATATTGATGGGTAGTCTTGCGCTCATTAGCAATATGAATTGTAGCGCTGGCAATATCAGGGTAATAGTGGCGTAAACAGTCCAATGCCTTAATCTGTACAATATCTTCATTTTTGACCTTCACGTATGGTATCCTTACCACTATTTTTATGCCAGGCAGGCCAAAAAAACTCAAGTGTGGATCTTGAGAAAAAAGGAGAGCCTCCCTGGCTATTCCAGTTTAAATCTTAACTCATTGTTAATCAATGGTGCTTTTAATCATAGACTCAATTATCGGTAAAACAGATGGATGAAGTTCGTTTAAGGCTTGCTTGAATGAATATAGAAAATCAATCCCGCGTTTTAGGTCTTCTTTCTGGTCTCTGGTGGATTTTGGGTTTCTGGCAAAACATTCTTCGGTTTCATGCTCATGGCGTTCAGTAATTAATTTTGACAACATTTTAAATCTCACAAATACAACTCATCCTTAAGGCCAATCCGTTGGGGCTGGATAATACACCTTTTCGTTGATACGAACAATATGATAGGAAATTCATGAAAACACACTAAATTGATGTTTTAGTGCTAGTATACTTTAACTAAAACCGAATTCGGTTTATACAAAACCTAATTCGGGTAAATATTTAATCAGCTTTCAAAAGCACCATCTTAAGATACGCACTGTTTGTTTGCGCATTAGTCCCCAAGGTGGGCGCTGTCAAAGTAACTGCATTCACCGAGGTATTTGCTAATTGCAAAACATCTCCTGCGGTAAAATGTACAAAAACATCAGCAACAATCTCATTAGCTTGCTGTGATGGTGACAATGTCATGTTAGCAAAAGTACTACCAGGAACAATTGCACCATTTTGGAAGAGAGACAAAGTCCAAACAGGCAATGGGCTTGGTATTGGATTTAAAGCACCACATAGACCCGTCGAAACATCATACCAACCCGACTTGTTTACTGTTATCTTGCCATTGCTAGCAGCTTGAGACACATCGATATTAGAGGTTGCAAAGATGGTCTTCTCTAATGTTACGAATTGACCTGGCTGATTAGCGCTAGGAGAAGGAGACAAAGTTTGTGGAAGAATAGAATAAACTTCTGCAAACTCTGGTGCTGAACCTACAGGAGGAATAGGAGAGCCAGGGCAATTAACACAACTACCTGGAACGCCTTGTGGTCCTTGAATACCTTGTGGTCCCTGTTCCCCTTGCATAGACTTGCTACAAGGATCACAACATTTATGATCACTCATTTTTATTTCTCCGTAAAAGTTATAGGACTTACTACGAAGACAAGTATAGCAGTTAAAATATAAAACAAATAGTTTAATTAACTTACTGAATATACTCTTTATTTAATGGTATATCTAAAAGATATCAATAGAGTATACCCGTGTGATAGTTTTGATATACCTTAGAAATATCCTTGTTTTTGATATCAATAGGGTATGATATTTGATTTTGATAGTATGATATCAGTAGATATAGTGTCTTTTGATAGTTTGCCCTATCATATTAAATGCATCAAATGCTTGTATGCAAACTTTTCACTAGAAATATGTGTCCTTTCATCTCTAGCATTATAATCCCACAAAGTACGAGATACAGATGCTCCACGCTTGTCCATCCATTGCGAACATTTATCTAATATCACGGTTATTTCCTCTATTAGACTAATGACTGTTTCATCTTGCATAGGCAGTCGCCCTTTGTGCCTACGCCTTATCTTATGAAGTTCACGCCCAACTGCTATGGCTTCATTTCTGAAGCCATGCCATATTTCCATATTAAAATGCATAATCTTCCTTATAATACAGAATAGCCAATAAATATTGTGCCGCTAATGCTTGCAACTGGTGCGCTATTATAAATAGTCAATGTTGCAGTTCCTGTGCCTGGTACAACACTAAAATTAATATTTTGATTGGTATTAGTCCCGCCTTGTACTGTTAGTCCAATTACAGACGTTGCAGTAATCTTAGTATTTGTCCAGGTTATCGCATAGGTAGAGCCTGCAGTCACCGTAAGTGATGATGTGGTTATAACCCCTGCATTGCCACTTGCGGTAACGGCATTGGCGGCTTCCGTACCGTTGACTTTAGAAAGCGTTATTTGACCGGTAGATGCCATGACGTTTGCCGCATCTTTTCGCATAATATTGGTTGCAAGAAAGCCTGAGTCAACCATCAACCCTGCGGTTCCTGAGTTAACAGGAAAGTTCCCGGTGACAAATGGGGTGGTAGTTGCGCCTACCAAAACTTGTCCTGCTGCATTTGCGGGGTCTGGAATGCTTATGATTGTTGCCTGCCCCATTGCGTCATTGCTAAAGGTGGTAACTGTATTTCCAGTATTCGCCACGGCCTCAAATACAAACGATCCTTTGTTTGCAGTAGCAGGATAAGAAATAAAGAAGCCTTGGGTTCCACTAGACCCCGCTTGAATATTGCCCTGAACAATGAAAGGCACAGGAACGTCAACGGCAGGAGCCGCTAATGACCATACGCCTGCTGATACTTTAAGTTGAAGTATATAAAGAACAGGGCGAACTCCAATGCCTGGGCTCGTCTTAGTTGAAACAAGCGCCATCATATTGTCTTGTAAGGCATTGATGTATTCTGAGGAAACGCCATTTAAATAACCTGCTGTGGTCACTGCGGCTATCGTGTCATTGGTTTCTATGTATACCCAGCTAGGCGTTCTATTTGATACTCCTGCTTGTCCTATTTGTATTGATTTTATGCTCATCTTATTTCCCTATTATTGATAATATTCATAAACAACAATAATTCCTGCGGAACCAAGTCCTCCAGCAGCTCCGCTTGCACCTGCTCCACCTGCCGTTCCAGCGCCTCCAACGGCGTAAGAATAGGTTGCGGCAGGTGACGTTATTATCCCATCGACATATGCACCAGACATACCTCCTGTTACAGAACCCGTAGCCGCACTCCCTCCTGCTCCACCACCGCCTGACCCTGTGTTGGTATTAGCTCCGGTTCCATTAACACCGCTTGAACCACCAGGTCCGCCTCCTCCAAATACGCTATTCGCACCTACGCCGCCTGTTGAATTTATAAGATTGGTTCCTATTCCTGCTAGCCCTCCTGAGACAGCAATACCAATTGCAGTACCAAGACTTGCAGTAGCTGGGGTTGATGAGGCTCCGCTATTACCGCCATTAGCAACAATCAAGGTCGTTCCAAAGGTTGTATTTCCACCTGCTCCTCCTACGGTACTTCCAGAAGTTCCCGAGCCATTACCACCTGCGCCACCACCAACAGCAAGGACTCTTATGTACAATGGTGGTGGGCTTGTTGGTGTGGTATAAGTGCCAGAACCCGTGGTAAATTTTTGAACCGTAGGTGCTGTAAAGCTCTTTGAAGAATAGTCCGAGTTCCAACCTGCTGCTGTTGTGACCCCAGTATTGATGCATGTAAATACCGCTTGGGTTCCTGCACTCATAGCTGTAATTGTATTTGCACCAGAAGACTGTACCGTAACAACACCAGTAGAATTGTTTACTATCAAAAATGATTGGCCAAGCACCAAGGTTGATGTTACTGGCATTGTCACAGTTTGGGTCGTAGAGCCCGTAAAAAACTGCTGAAACGTGCTGCCTACTGTCAAAACGGTTGTGCCTGCGGCTGTGGCAGTCGTGGTATATGCCTCAATATTGTTATTGGCAGTTAGGTTCTTGTTGGCATCCCATCCAGCAAAGGCCGTTGCCGAAGGTGCTACAGTAACTGCATTTACTCCTGTGCCACCATCTACGACAGGAAGTGGCGTTGTGCTGTTGGCATTGACGCTATTATTAGTTGTCATAGTGTTTCCTTACGCTACAGTTAAGTTTCCTTGTGCAGACAAAACCACAAATGTTGTGTTTGCGGTCACACAAAGAATTTGAACGGTATCCCATTGGTTTGTGCTTGTCAGACTTCCGGCACTTGACGTTGCAAGGTTACCAAAATGACACGTCTGTCCTGTGTTCATTTGAAGTATCCAACCAGCCGCGCCCTTTCCTGCCACACCAAAGACCGAACCTTCAGCGGCTGTTGCAGGAAGCGTCACTGTAGTTTGTCCGGCATTTGATATAATGTAGCCATTGTTGACCGCGGCGGCCTGCGTGGTTCCTGATACGTCGTTCCAAACAAGCCCACCAACACCTGTTGACGCAATAGTAATTGACCCAGTGGCTGAGGTTATGTTGATACCAGCGCCTGCAGTTAGCGTCGCGGCAGCGGGATCGCCTGCGGTAGTTCCAATTGGTATTTGGCCAGCTCCCAGCAAAAGACCTGTTTGATTTGCTGCGGCCTGGCTTAAAAGGATACTGTGCGCGGCCACATTAGGCGAGGCATTATTAGTTGTATTATTAGTTGTCATTTGAGTCCGTCCTTAGACTATAGTTAAATTGCCTACTGCTCCCGTCACGTTCCATGTCGTGTTTGCGACCACGCAGAAAAATGTAATTTGGTCATATTGGTTTGTTGATGATGTTGAACCACCCACACCACCAGTCGTCGATTTATTTCCCATATTTATTGATTGTCCGGCATTCTGGGCTATTGTCCATCCATCAACGGAGTTTCCTACTACCTGTATGATTGTGCCAAAGGCAGCTGTTAGTGGAAGGGTAAAGGTCACCAAACTTGTTGGGTCATTGGCCACATAGATTGTATTGACTGCCATTGCTTGAGTTGGCGTTGTCACGTTTACAATATCTGAGCCAAATATAGGTGCTGTAAACTGAAAGTTTGCTCCAGCTCGAAGCCCTACGATAATGTCCCCTGCTATTAATGCGCCTCCGTTGGGAAAGGCACTCCATTTGATATCTGCCATGTAATCACTCCGTGATCATTAAATTCAATCCATCTTCAGTAAGCATAAAAATGCCAGTCTCTGTAATCATATGAAACGTGCCAGGTGGCGTTGGCACAAACCCTAAAGATACGCTTTCATCAAATGGGCTTATCGTTAATGGGTCTTCATTAGTAAGATTAAATCCCAATACATTGTTTAGCGTTCCCATTTTATGTCAAGCTTGCATAATTGTTTAACACTTGAAGCTCCACGCAAATAAAAGGGCTTGTGGCATCTGATGTTATAAAGCTTATGGTGCTTCCGGCCTTTACTTGTCGACCTGCGGGGTTTAATACATTGCTTGTCGTGCCGACCGTTCCCCCAGGGACTGTTGCCGTGGTCGTAAAGTTCACCCAAATATTAGCGCCTGGTGTGTAGGTAAATATTGCAAGCCAGTATTCAAAGTTGGATGGTACGACAAAATGTTGTTCAGTGCTGGCAGCAAGTGAACCTGCCCATATATCGTATGTTGGTATGACCCCAAAGGCATTGTAGCCATTGAAATCGCGCGTCATGCATAATTTTGTAGACATTTAAACCACTCCTTGGTTATCAATGTTTAAGGTAAAACTCCTAGCCTTGCGTCTGCTATGTAATAAAGCCCTAAGACTCCGCTAACGAAAAACAATGAATTAGATACCGTCTTCCCGCCCGAGCCATTTGTTACAGATGCCACAGGGTTTGCTGCTGTTGGTACTGAAACTATTGGTCTATAAGTGATTCCAGATAAGCCCGGGAATACAACTTCCCAAGAAGTTGCAAATGTCACATCTGGATTTATAAAATCTATATTCCCAGAACCATTTGCAAAAAATAAAAATGTGGTAACTAAATTAATTGTTGGAACTGCGCTATATACAGTAAGACTTGGAACAACCGCTCTTTTTACGGTCTTATAGTCAATTGTAAAAGCAGAAGGATACATTTGTACTGTTGGTTGAGGAGAAGCCCCGGGAAGAGCTTGAGAATCCATGTTTATTTCTCTGAATTCATATTGCGTCGTATCTTCATAATAATATTGGCAAAGCCTCAATGTTTGGTCAAAGGATAAGGGAGCGGGACGCGTGGGAATATCTCCGGGAACACAAGATGTCGACTGGACTACAACATTTGTTCCAGAGGTAGGGCATGAAAACGTTACTACTATCGCAAAGTTTGCCGTGGTTGAATTATTTGCGGTATTGTCCCAGCTTGAAAAACCAAAATCAGATAGACTTGTTCCTAGAGTGACTTGATTTGAAAATGCAAGGCCTTGGTTTATTTGCGCCCAATTTGCCGCTGTCAATGTAAATACCCCGTTGGCGGCAAGTGTGCCAATGCTTGTAGGAAGCGTAGGTATCGAGCTTGATAAATTTCCGTAAAACAAATAAACCCGTGCAACCACATTTGATGTCGAAGCAAAGGCATATAGATTTACAGATAGTCTGCTTAATGCTGTCAACAAAGCTTGTTTTGAAGAAAGATATTGAAGCATATAAACTGCTTCACTTGGGTTGGTCGTAGCAAACTGGAAGCCCCCTATAGTTGATTGTGCAACATTTACTGTTCCTACAACACTGCAGCATATTGTTTGATCCCATACATATTTCGGAGAATTAGTAAACGAGGTTATTGGGCTAAGATCGCTATTATGAATTTGCTTTGGATTCATCGCAAAATCCCACCCCACCAAAAGACTAGAAATAGGCTTAAAGTTCAACTTTGGCTGGAAGTAATGAAACAGATGATCAATTTCCCGCTCAGGCGTTTCCTGGATATATCCAACAATGGTATTGTTGATTGCTGCGGCTAGCTGCACGCATGAAATATTTACTGATACACCATTGGGTATGACGATGCTTACATTCACAAAGCCATTGCCTACACCTGGATTTGTTATAGATATAGGCGTTGCATTGGCGATTACGGAATAGTCTGCGGATACTGCGGTTCCCGAGGCTAGCGTTTGTGGTGCGCCTGTAATAGACGGCGTATAGGTCATGGACAATGTCACATTTGCACCATTGCTTTGAGCAATGAAAGTCGCTGAAACTGGAGTGCTTGCAAGTATCCTTGGGGCTAGTATCTTTTGTGTTAGCTGGATGGGAAGGGAGAATCCTGTGGTGCTTATGCCTAACGCGTATGCCGGATTTCCGATGTTGTTCGTGGCTCCTGATATTGGGATTTGCCAGACATTTACGGTTCCTGTTCCTGTTGTGATTACTGACCAATCAGGTGCAATCTCCGTTGTGACTGTGCCACTTGCGATGTTGAATGTCTGTGGATTTGTAGATGTGGCAGTTGTTGGGAAGTCTACGTCTACGAATTGACCGTTGGAGATGATGTTGTCAGACGTGCTTGTGTTTCCACCACCTCCGCCTTCTGCGGATACTCCTGGCCAGTTTGGAATATCAAATTGAAACACACCTGTACTACTATAGACCGTAATGTAATAATTATCAGCAGTTGTAGATGGTGGTTGATCATTTGGGGTGCCAGCAAAAGGCCAAAGATAAATAGGGATGTTGCCGCCACTGGAATCTATATAGGTACCAATGCCTGAAAGCTGTAATACAGAGCCTATGTTTACATAGGAATAACTACCAGGACCTGTGCCTACCAGTTCATAAACATCTTTTGGGGTTGTTCTTGCATTATCATGAAAAAAACTTACAAAGCCGCCAGCCAGGGGAACATTTAGGGTCTTGTCCCATAGCTGCTGCTGCAAAGGTGGCATAATAACGGCTTGGTTCAATACCATATCGAATATCATCCTTGATATTTAGTGTTTCAATTATACATTAGCTTTCCGACAAACTCCATTCTTCGATGGGAAGTATCAAATCATCTTCTGGCAATAGTTTTAGTCTCTTAAGTGCTTTTTTGTCTTGTATGTAATTGTTGTATTGGAGTTGGGTTTCTAGGGGAAAAGAACAAGACCCTTCTTTATGTTTTAAAGAAAGAGATGTTTTCTTATATAGCCCTCCCCTACTAGTGTTCAATTTCTGATAGGGGACGCCTACTAGTGTCGAACTTTTATACTGTTCTCTTTTTATTCTATTTCCTACTAGTGTCAAAATTCTGGACAATATTCTTCCGCGCTTAAATTTTCTATTTGATGTAAGACCTATACGCTCAATCAGCCTATATTTTTCAAGTTTATTCAATGCATCAAAAACTGTGGTTCTATGAAAACCAGTTATTTCTGATAACTTCATAGCTGAATAGGGAAAGGGCTTGTCATTTCTAATAAGAAAACCTAGAAGCTTATAAAATACTGATCTTTCTACTCCTGAAAGTTTTAGACGTTTATATGCGATTTCAAAGACAAGACCATTTAAAGACTTGGTTGTTTTGTAGGTGCTCATTTGATATACTTTTCCCGTTCTTGATGGAACAACCTGAAAGCCGAGCGGGCGCTAACCCATATGTTCGGCTTTATTTTTATTTATGGATTGTACGTTGATGCTAAATTAAAGGCAAAAAAAATCCCGAAGGTTCGGGATTTATAAACAACAACAAATACTATTTAGACAAATGCAAATACACCCAATAGGCACCAAATATTGCAGACAAAATTAATAACATGTTAACTCCAATTAGTTTGTCATAAGAATATTATATTTATAGCCATATATCAATCATTATGTGCAGTAAATATCTTCCCAATTAAATATTTTAATCCCTGTGCTCCAAGAGTACCAGCAGCAGCGCCACCAACAAGCTTTGTTCTTGTTGACAATTGTTCTTCATAATTTTTTCGTTCCCGTCCTATTTTTGTTGTTTTCTTATTCATTCTACCAATTGCATTTTTATATCTATTTGCCATATAAACAATATGTTCTAATTTTTGTTTCTCTTCAGCTTTTAATAAGCCGGATGTAACCTTATCATGCAAAAGAGAATTTATTTTTGCAATTTTTTTATCAAAATCCTGACCTGTTAAAGGATTTTTCTTTCCTTCAGTCACATGTCCAAGTAAGGCTTTTTTGAAATCTTGAGATCCAAACAAATATTTTCTTACAGCTTCATTTTCAGGTTGTAGCAACTCTCTGTAGAAACTGTCAGATATTTTTCCTAGCTTTGTATCTGATCTCCAAGCCTTAGCAAAGGTTGGATTATATTTTATAGGAGCGCCAACCGTTTCATATACCTTGTTTATTTTAGCAAACTTCTTTGCTTCTTCAGGTGTCATTGTTCCTTCAACCCTAGAAGTTGCGTCTTGAGAAACTTTTTGTAACTTTCTTCCTGTGTCTAAAAGGCTTTCTTTCTCACCTTGAGTTAGGTTTTGGCTTTTGGCTTTCTTAAATGCTAATCCTGAAGCATCGCGTGTTTCTCGCATGAACCTAATATAATCTTGAAGTTTTGAATTCTTGGCTGGCACTTCTATTTCATATGGGTTTCCAGCCTCATCCAATATATTTGAGAATTTTATCTTAGGACTGATCCCTTCAGCCTCTTTAATGGTGCTTCTCGGAACACCTGCTATATCAGACATTTGATTATGAAGTTCATGTAATTCATAAGGATTTTTTATTGGTTTTTGACCTATTTTCCCTTGTCCGTATTCCCCATATGATTTTTCAAAATATGAATTCAATTTCTTCTTGCTGCCGCCAAAAGCTTCAGACAACGCTTTTGCAGTGTCCACGAAATGCTCTTGAGGCAAAATACCTCCTGCTTTTTCAGTGGCTTTTTGTTCAAATTGCTCGCCTTTGCCTGTAATACGGCTAAGAGACTCCAATAGTTTAGTTTCATATTCCTTGAGGTTCTTAAGAGATTCTGATGGCCTGGTCATCCAGTTATAGGCATCTTTGACACCCCTCATAGCCATGGGAATGGCACTTCCTGCTGCACCTAATGTTGTGCCTAGCAAAGAGTTATCAGGGTCTGCCTCAAGCCCCCCAATGATGCCACCAGGAACAACCGTTTGTGCTGCTCGCATTGAAGGAGAAGCGCCTTTTGCTACAAATGCTTCCGATCCGGCAACTGGAATTGCAAATGGAGATATGAAGTTTCCAACATCCTTGCCAAATTGTCCTGCGGTGCTTTCAGGGGCATATCTATTAAAATCAGCTCTAGGTACTTTGTAATCGCTTTTTTTCCCTGTCCATGCTTCATATCCCTTGATAAATGGATAGTGCAAGCCTTGAGCTACATTTGCCCCTATATCGCTTAGACCATGTGCTATTCCAGGAAAAAGACCCATTTCGTAATCGGCAACGTTTTTAAAAAAACCCTGTTGTTTTTCAGGTGCTGGCATCCCTTCAAGCTGACTAAGCAAGTTTGGATCAGTTACTTCTGAATTTAACTTATTTAGTAGTTCTGGATCGGTAACTTCCTTTTTTACTTTTCGTACCATTTTCCATTTTCCTTAACATAAGTTTTTCCATTTATAATTTTTTCATCTTCGATCTCTTCAGATTCATTGCCATGATGCATATTCTGTTCATGCTCAAATTGCTTATCAGGATCAAAGTAATAATCTTGCGTCGCAGGAATGCTTTTTAATGCTTTCTTTTCAGCTTTGTTTAGTTCTTGTTGCCATCTCATGCCTGCTTTTAAGTTAGCACTCGCAGGAACGAGGCCTTCTTTGATCCATTTTTTAATTCTTGCAGAAACATCATCGGCCTTTAAAGATTCCGCATATCTATTGTAGGTCTGGTTGGTTCTTCCTGCTTGGAACCTAGAGGCCTCTGAAACAGTTGTATTTGTTAATGCTTTATCTGCTACCAAAAGATCATCAATCATTTTTGCTGACTTTTTATCCGTATTATATTTTCTTGCAGCCTCTTCCATCTTAAAAGTAGCTCCTGGCCCTGAAAATGGTGCGGCTCCTTTAAAAGCCAAAGGATATAATGAATTAAATAACGAAATATTCTTAGCAGATTCTTTTTGCTTTTCGGTAGTCTGTTTTTTAAATCCTATTGTTTGACCTGTATTTGGATCTTTAATTTCTGTGTCGCCTGGTTTTAACCCATTTAGTTGACGGTGTCTAATATCTGATAAATCTTCTTGTCTTTGGGACTTGGCTTTTTCTATGGCTTCAGCTTGTTTAACTACTGTACTATTTTCACCGTATTGTTGTTTTAATCTAAGCATACTTTCCGCATCACGAGCGCTTCCTGTTAGTGCTGCTTCCTTGTTCGTAGGAGGTGTCAGTCCGGCTTGCTTATAAAACATGGCCTTCATAAAATCATCTTTATTTATTCCAAAAGGCAATTGTTGACCAGTAGGTTGTGGTGATGGTTCTGGTTGAGGAGCAAACATTCCTTGTCCACCAGGTGTAAATTCTTCTTTAGGATTGCTCCTTAAAAGTTGTTCTGCAAATGAAGTTGGTGCTTCTGTCTTTGGTTCTGCAACAGTAGAACCAACATTATTTCTTTTGTCACTAAAATAATCATTCATCATATCTTGATAAAATTTAGCTTGTTTTGCCTTGGATAATTGCGCATCATATTGAGCCTGTAACATCTGCCTTCTTAATGGCAATAGAGAAAGCTCTCCTTGCTTTCCTTGTAATGTAGCCGCCTCTTGTTGCATAGCATATTTTGCCTTCGCCTCATTTATCTTATTAGCAAGCTCTTTCCCAAACTCAGTATTTTGATGTGTGCGTGGCATATATCCCAACTCCATCCCTTGCTTAATGGCAGACATATAATCAGGAACAGAAGACTTTAGTGGATTATCACCCACAATATTAGGCAAATTAAATTGAATTGCCATTAGTGACCTCCCATGTTTCCAAGGAGTTTCAAGATGTCTTGATGATTAGAATAGTCGCCATATCCAGACAAGGCCGAACTTGCGCCTCCAAAGATGTTTTTCCAGGAGTTGGCGCTGTTTTCATTTTCTTGGTTCTTGGCACCATACGCCATGTTTGCTTTTTGGCCTGTAATGTTTGCAAGCATATTTGCATAATCTGTATTTGCACCATATCCTTGGTTTTCTATGCCTTGCTCCCCGCTTAACCCTGCTCCATATAGACCCATGACGTGGTTTAAATAGTCCTCAAAGTCTTTGCTATGGAGATCCATGGCCTTATCAGCCGAGTACTGTTGGTGCTGCATAGATCCTGCCATGCCACCTGCGGCTTGTGCGTTTGTAATCTCGCGCATGGCTTCCTCTAGGCGAGATTTATACCCTGGAGACTCCTTATATCCTGCTGCAAACTTGTCATACATGGCATTGGGATCGCCAATCAATTTATCATATTCACTTTTTGTTTTAGTAAGCGCATCATTGCCAGCATTCATATAAGGCTGATAATAAGGATTCATCTGGCTTGGGATATTGTTAAGATAAGGATTGGCCGCATTCATAGGCGCATTTGCGCGTTTCTTGTTTCCAAATAGACCAAACAAGCCTCCTGCGGCTGACATAAGCCCTGGGGCCATGGACAATAGTGCTGGTAACATTTCACGCTCCTTATGAATGTAGCACGTTCTTAAATGTTGGCACTCCGGCCACATATATACAGACCATCAACTGGTCTGTGTCTGTATTATAAATCAATGTTCCCCTCTGGCAGGTAAACTCACCTTGAGGGTTTGTGCCATTTTGTATAATCAATATATTAGCAGAATTCTGGGCTGGAGGCACCAAGCCCTCATCACTCGTGACCGACTGCAATGACTGCACTAAGTTCTGTCTAAACTGGTATTCAGGGGCTGTAGGATTTCCTTGTTCGTCTGTCATCGGGCTAACAGGCAAATCAGGGATGTTGGTTGGCATAAAATTTCCTTATAAATAGGCCAAGACTTCACCAGGGCCTACAACATAACGGCTAAATCCTTCAAATTGTAGTCGGGCTGTAAAGTCGTTCGCGCGTCCCAACCTCTGGAATATAAACCTTGATTTGCGTCTTCCGGTCAAGTTCATATTGAGCGATACACTGTTCCCATAGGTTTCTCCACCATCACGCGATATGGCCAAAAATACTTCCATGTTACGTGTTACAGTACCACTCATACTATTAAATGAATTTTCAGTGACCATCTCATTTAGGCCATCTTCTGTAAGCATCCGTACTTCAGTAATTTCTGTAATCATGTATTCGGGGAATGTCGTATTGTCAAAATTGGGCTGTCCTTGTTCTATGGTAAAGCCAAGGCTTCTGAAGATAAGTGGACGCTGTGAAGGGAGCCTTATTGGTGAGCAAATTCTAACGCGCGGTATTACGCCAAACATATTTTGATATTGGTAAGTGGTAAATTGCGTACCAAAGGCATAAAGATTGCCATCATTAAAGCTTACAAAATAATAAGTATTGTTAAAGAATACTATCTTTCTTGCTGGATGATAATTTTCGTTCTCATCTGTAATCGTGAAAAACTTATTATTAGTAAGGTCTAATGCAAGAGTAA